CGCGAGGGCCGCCGGTTCCGCGCGAACGTCGTGGCGATCCTCGCGGCCGTCCGCGTCGAGCCGCTCGCCGGCGCGCTGGCAGTCGAGGTCGAAGTCCACCCGCCCGACAACCGCCGCCGCGACATCGACAACGTGCAAAAGGCCCTGCTCGACGCGCTCCAGCACGGCGGGGCCTACGCGGACGACAGCCAAGTCGTCCGCCTCACCATCGTCAAATTCCCGCCCGTCGAGGGCGGGAAAACCGTCGTCCGCATCCGGTGCGTCTGATGCTGCAACTGCGACCCTACCAGGACGAGGCCAAGGCGTCCGTCTACGGCCACCTGCGCACGCGGGACGACAACCCGTGCGTGGTGATCCCGACGGCCGGCGGCAAGACCCCCGTGATGGCTTCGATGTGCAAGGACGCGGTCGGCCTGTGGAACGGCCGCGTCCTGATCCTGGCGCACGTCAAGGAGCTGCTGGAGCAGGCGGCCGACAAGCTGAACGCCATCTGCCCCGAGGTCCGGTTCGGGGTCTACTCGGCCGGCCTTCGGCGGCGCGACACCGCCCACCCGGTGATCGTGGCCGGCATCCAGTCGGTCTACAAGCGAGCGTGCGAACTGGACGCCTTCGACCTCGTCGTCATCGACGAGGCGCACATGATCCCGCCCGACGGCGACGGCATGTACCGCCAGTTCCTCGCCGACGCCAAGGTCGTGAACCCGCACCTGCGGATCGTCGGCTTCACCGCGACACCGTTCCGCCTGAAGACCGGGGCGATCTGCACGCCGGACGGCTTCCTCAACCACATCTGCTACGAGGTCGGCGTCCGCGAGCTGATCGTGCAGGGCTACCTGTGTCCTCTGATAACCAAGGCCGGCCGCACGAAGGCTGACACCAGCGGGCTGCACGTCCGCGGCGGCGAGTTCGTTCCCCGCGAGGTCGAAGACCTGATGGACAACGACGCGCTCGTGGAGGCCGCCTGCGCCGAGATCGTCGAGCACACCCGGAGCCGCAACGCGGTCCTTATCTTCGCCAGCGGCGTCAAGCACGGCGAACACAACGTCTCGGTGCTGAAGAACACGCACGGCATCGGCTGCGGCTTCGTCACGGGCGACACGCCGATCGACGAGCGCGACGCCGTCCTGGCCCGGTTCAAGGCGGGTGGGCTGAAGTACCTGTGCAACGTCAACGTGCTGACGACCGGCTTCGACGCGCCGCACATCGACTGTGTGGCCCTGGTTCGGCCGACGCTGTCGGCGGGCCTGTATTACCAGATGGTTGGTCGCGGTTTCCGGCTGCATGCGTCGAAGGCGAACTGTCTGGTGCTGGATTTCGGCGGCAACGTACTGCGGCATGGCCCGGTCGATCAGATCCGCGTCAAAGAGCGCGACGCCGGCAGCGGCCCTGCCCCGGCCAAGGAATGTCCCGAGTGCCATGCGGTCGTCGCCGCCGGCTACGCCCGTTGCCCGGAGTGCGGCTTCGAGTTCCCGCCGCCCGAGCGCACCAAGCATGAGGCCAAGGCGAGCGAGGCCGGCATTCTCTCCGGGCAGATCACCACGACGAAGCACGCAGTGAAGGACGTGTTCTACAGCGTCCACCGCAAGCGCGGCGCGGGCGACGACGCGCCCAGGACGATGCGGGTCGATTACAAGGTGGGCTTCAACGACTTCAAATCCGAGTGGGTCTGCATCGAGCACGACGGCTACGCCCGCCAGAAGGCGATGGCGTGGTGGAAGCGGCGCTCGCCGGAGCCGATGCCCGATTCGGCCGAGGATGCCGTGGCCCTGGCGCAGGCGGGACGCCTGGCCCCGACGCTGGAAATCACCGTCCGCAGCGTCACGGGCGAGGACTACGACCGGATCGTCGGCTACCGGCTGGGCGACACGCCGCCGCCGCTGGATGAGCAGGACTTGCCCGAGGGGGCGCTCGACTTCCCGTTCGGATACAACGCGGTCGCCGCGGAGGAGGAGATTCCGTGGTGACGCCCGGCGAGTTGCTGACGGCCGCGCTGCGCTATGCCGACATGGGCTATCGGGTGTTTCCGTGCGCGCCGGGCGGCAAGAACCCTCTCACCGAACACGGCTTTCACGACGCGACGGACGACCCCGAGCAGATCGAGCGCTGGTGGACCCAGTCTCCGAGCGCCAACATCGGCCTCCACACCGCGGGCCTGATCGTCCTCGACATCGATGGCGACGGCAATCGATGGCCGGACGGCGAACCCGAACGCATGCTCGACCTGGCGGCGGGGCCGATGGCGCTGACGCCGCGCGGCGGGAGTCACCGCGTGTTCCGCCAGCCGGCGGGCAAGGGCTGGCGTTGCACCGAGGGCCGGCTCGCGCCGAAGGTCGATACCCGCGCCGACGGCGGCTACATCGTGGCCCCGCCTTCCGTGGTTGAGGGTAAGTCGTACCGCTGGGCACCGGGCCTCGAACTCGACGACCCGCCCGACCGCCTTCCCGAGCCGCCCGCGTGGCTCGTCGCGGACCTCGACCGGTTGGCCAACGGTTCGCCCACGGCGGCCCACGTCGCGGCCGGTGACGCCGGGGCGAACCAAATCCCCAAGGGGCAACGCAACGCGACCCTGGCGCGACTGGCGGGGGCGATGCGTCGGGTCGGCATGTCCCAGGCCGAGATGGCCGCCGCCCTGGCGCGCGTCAACGCCGACCGTTGCGTCCCGCCCCTGGTCCCGCGCGAGGTCGAGCGGATCGCGGCCAGCGTCGCCCGCTACGAGCCGGACCAGGTCGCCGTGGCCCTCGCCGAAAACCACTGGGACCAGATGTACGCGGAGCGGCCGCTGGACGATGAGGCCCCCGACGCCCCCGACCCCGGCGCGATCCCCGATCACCTGCTCCGCGTGCCCGGCTTCATCGACGAGGTGATGACCTACACGCTCCAGACCGCGCCGTACCCGGAGCGAACCCTGGCGTTCTGCGGCGCACTGTCGTTGCAGGCCCTGCTCGCCGGCCGCAAGGTCCGCGATCCCGCCGACAACCGCACCAACCTCTACGTCCTCGGCCTGGCCAACTCCGGGGCGGGCAAGGACTACCCGCGCAAGGTCAACCAGAAGGTGCTGCTGGAGGCCGGCCTGACCGAGAGCCTCGGCGACACCTTCGCCAGCGGCGAGGGGATCGAGGACCGATTGTTCCTGCACCCGTCGGTGCTGTTCCAGACGGACGAGATCGACGGCCTCATGACCAAGATCAACCTCGGCAAGGACGCGCGGCACGAGGGGATCATGAACGTCCTCCTCAAGATGTACACGAGCGCCAGCGCGCTGTACCCGATGCGGGTCAAGGCCGGCAAGGAGGCCGGCGTCATCGACCAGCCTTGTTTGTGCATCTTCGGCACCGCGATCCCCAAGCACTACTACGAGGCGCTGTCGCTGAAGATGCTCACCAACGGCTTCTTCGCCCGCATGCTCATCCTCGAGACGGGCAAGCGCGGCCGGGGCCAGGACGCCGTCGTCCGCGACCCACCCGCGTCGGTGCTGGAGGCGGCGCGGTGGTGGGTCGAGTTCGCGCCCGGCGAGCAGCGCGGCAACCTCGCCGACTGGCACCCGGTCCCCCAGGTGGTCGAGCACACGCCCGAGGCCGGCGACGTGCTGCGGGCGTTCCGGCAGCGGGCCGACGACCAGTATTCGCTGGCCGAGGATCAGGGCGACCCCGTGGGCATGGCGATTTGGGCTCGCGCCAACGAGAAGGCCCGCCGGCTGGCCCTGGTCTACGCCTGCAGCGCCAACCACCTCGACCCGCGGATCGACGCCGACGCCGCCCGCTGGGCCTGCGCCTTCGTCGAGCACCAGACCCGCCGCATGCTGTTCATGGCCGCCGAGTACGTGAGCGAGAACGAGTTCGACGCCCGGTGCAAGAAGCTCGTGGTCACGTTGCGCACCTGGCAGGACAAGCACGGCGACGCCTGGATGCCCTTCTGGCAGATCAACCGCAAGCATCCGTGGAGCGAACGCGAGCACGAGGAGGTCCGCACCACGCTCCTGAACCAGCGCTTGATCGAGTACGCCGAGACCAAGACGGCGGGACGCCCCAGCAAGCTCTACCGCCTGGTCGCGGCCTCTTGACCGGGGCTGGCTTGCAAGAAGCCTTCTTGCAGGCGCAAGAAGGGTGGGTCGTCGAGCAAGAGGTCAAGAAGTCGCGCAAGAAGTGAGGAGGCGAAACATGGAGAAAGACAAGGGAATTGATCACCACCACCCCCTTCTTGACTTCTTGCTCCCCCTGTCTCCCGCACGCGATTCCGGCCCGCCCGCGCGTGTACGCGAGACGCGCCGGAGGAAAGTCAAAAAGTCGTCGTCTAGAGCCTGTTATGCACTATTGAATGCCACTTGGCCCAGCAGCAGGAGGATTGAGGCGACCCAATGCCAGCCAGCGAGTGTTTCACTCAATCGTTCATAGTCTCGAGCGA